TAGCAACGACTGGGTAATGGGTACGCCCGACGTAAACACGAACGACATTCTTTTAGACGTAAAAAGTTCTTGGGATGCTACTACTTTCCCGTTCTTTGCTACGGAAATACCGACTAAAGACTATTACTACCAATTACAGGGCTATATGTGGCTCACGGGTAAACAAAAAAGTTTACTAGTTTACTGCCTAGTCAATACACCGCTAGACATGGTTCAAGACGAAATAAGACGCGCGCACTGGAACGCCAATCTTTTAGACGAAAGTTTGGATCTAATCGACGAAGTACAGAAACGCCACAATTTCGACCATATACCCGACAACCGCCGCGTAAAAGTCTTTGAGGTCGAACGCGACGACGAAGTAATAGAACAAATTAAAGAACGCGTCGAACTATGCCGCGAGTATTACGAAACCCTTTATAATTTCCTATGAACCAGCAAATAGAAGACAAAATAGTGTTACGTGTTTTGGCCCGTTTTAACGAACGTTCGAAACTCGGAATAATGAAATACAACACTACGCTAGAAAGAAACGACCTAAGCGCCTTAGAATGGCTTACACACCTACAAGACGAACTCATGGACGCGACGTTGTATGTAGAACGACTAAAAGACGAAGTAAAACAATTTAAACAAGGATAAGGGGTAAAAATTACCACATAAGTAAACACGAAATGTAAAACAAATGCCGTAGACGTGCGGAACGTAGCCTGCCGGGTAAGTGTCGGTTCTCATCGTAGGGAGATAGAGTTATTGCCTTCTTGAGCGAAAAAGGCTTTTTTTTAACTAAACACAATACAATGAAAATAGAAATAACACACTACGGACACAAAGCGAGCTACGAGTTCGAACACGAGGATGTAGAGCTTGATGACTTGATTTACCACATTGAGCAGTTGATTAGATTAACTGGATATTCAATTAACGGAACATTACAAATAGTAAACGAAGAACAATGAAAAAATTTAACCTAGAGTCTTACAAAGACTTATTAATTGAAATGAACGAAAAGACAAACTTTCGCTTTGACGAACTAAGCCAAACGCGTTGGGACGTGTTTAACGTGTTAAAGACGAACGGCTACATTAAGAAAGTAGACCGCGCGGTTTACACTTGGGCAGGTAGAAAACCAACTAAAGCAACCGCCAAACGTGTAGCCATGCTAACGACTGAATACCGCAAAAGCTGGGCGTCTAGTCAAAAGGACAAAAAGGACGTAAAGGACAAGCAAATTAAAATAAAATTCTCAAATCCTAAACCTAAAGCTATGGACAAACGACAAGAACGCGAACAACTAGCCGCAATCGGAACTATTATTTTAGTAACGGCCATTGCATTAACTTTAGTCATTGCATTTATTAGCAACTTTTAAAATCAAATATAATGGAAAACAAACCAAATTCAGGCGCAATCTTTAAGAACGACAAAAAAACAAGCGCTAACCAACCCGACTACAGGGGAAAAGTGAACGTAAACGGAAAAGAAATGGAAATAGCCCTTTGGGTTAAAACTTCTAGTGCGGGAAATAGTTATTTTAGCGCGTCTTTTTCCGAACCATACGTAGCGCCACAATCTGCACCAGTAGTTTCAAACGACGACTTACCCTTTTAAGTTATGATTATGTTTATTCAAGACGAAGCGCTTAGGCGCGGTATTAAAGACCTATTGAAAACACGAACTCGAAACCAAATAGTAACGGAAATAAAACAAAAGACGGGAAAGTTTCACCATTTTCAAATAAACAATTTCCTAGACGGCAAAGACGTTGCACTTTCGACCCTCGTTAAACTTGATGAATACCTTTATAAACACCTACACTAACAACTAGCCCCCGTAAAAAGGGGCTTTTTTATTTAAAAAAAGTCTTGTTTAAAAATTAATCTTATATTTGACTAGAATTTAACCATATGGAAATACTACTTTACATTGCGCTTGCATGGTTTTTAACGAACTTTGAGCCACTTCAAGACCTAATCGACCGACTCTTTACCGAAGTCCCCTTAAATCGCCTTACAATGTATTTACACGGCGCGTTCGGTTGTCCTAAGTGCATGGGCTTTTGGGTTACGTGGCTTGTTAGTGGTCAATTTCTTACCGCGTGCCTAGTTTCTTTATGTTCTTACGTTGTCGACTTATGCTTAGCGAAGCTCAATTACTAGAAATAAACGGAATACTAGCCATTTTGAACCCCGAAAGGCTTAGTAAAATGCACTTACGTAAGTTGCAATCCATTAAAAACAAGGTAACGGGCCAATATGACAACCGATGTTTGTGTGGAGTCCCTGACCGACAAAAGTTTTATAATGAGTTCTTACAATGGTTTGAAGCGAACGCTTGACAAGTACGTAAGCGAAAACTACGAAGAAGTAAGGGCCTACGCTAATTACTTTTTAACGCGTTACGTCAATAGTAAGAAGCTGGCGTGTTCGATGCTGAACGCCGACACTTGCATAAACAACGCTTACTTGCACGTTTTGACCATTGACACCGAAAAGACGGACGAAAATAGCGTAAAATCTTACCTACTAAACACAATCAAATACCAAATAATTTGGAACACTAGCCTAAGCCACAAACAAGACGACATAAATAGCCAAGTTCCCGACCTACTAGACGAACCTGACAACGACGAAGTGCTGGACAAGATCCAAATTGAAAACGTTTACAACTTTCGCAAGTGGTGTATTCAAAAATACAGGTCGGAAATAGTCGACCCTGTGGAAAAACGAATAGCACAAGTTTATTTTGACGACAAAAAGCAAACGGCAGAAGCTATGGCAGAATATTTTAACGTAAGCCGCACGTCTGCCCATTACATGATCAGGGACTTAAAACAAAAAATAAGAAAAATTCAATATTGTTATGAGCGCTTATAAACTATTTTACGCAGTTGCTACCCTTGCTTTCTTAGCTATGGGCGTAGCTTTAACTTACGAAGGCCAAACGGCCTATTTGCAAATCTTAGGCGTTGGGATATGCGCTTACATTATTGGTCGCTTTGACGAAGAACTAAACAAGAAACAAGATGAAAATTAAAGACGAATACAAAGGAAAAACCATAGTAACCTACGACTCGGTTCTAGGACAACGTAAAATTGAAGTCGACAAAATCGACCCCGCACGTTTTACGTATTACAATACCATAGGCTTAGGCTACCTTTTCGAGAAATCGACTATTGCTTACACGGGAATAGACCACGAAACGTCGCAGTCGGACGCAGTAGAAGAACCTAAGGCGGTCGAACCAACCGAAACACGTAAGAAACCAGCTACAAAAACACGTAAACGCAAAAGCAATGCCTCAACCAATTAAAGGAGAAAAGAAAGAAACGTTTATTCAGCGTTGCATGGCCGACGAAGAAAGCGTAAACTCGTTCCCTAAAGAAGACCAACGTTTTGCAGTATGCAATCGAGTATGGGAAACACACACCCGCGAAGCATTAAGCCTTTACAAGCGTTCTTTTGCCGAAGATAGCTACACCGACTACCCAAAACAAGCAAGCGAAAACGCTAAAATTGCTCTAAGATGGGCTGAGGAAAACGGATGGGGTTCTTGCGGAACGGACGTAGGTAAGCAAAGAGCCAACCAGCTAGCAAAAAACGAACCAATAAGCCGAGACACTATTGCAAGAATGGCAGCTTTTGAACGACACCGCCAACACTCGAATAAAGAATTAGGCGACGGATGCGGGCGTTTAATGTGGCTAGCTTGGGGCGGCGACGAGGGAATAGAATGGGCGCAACGTAAACTCGAACAAATAGACAAATGAAATACGCAATAGTCGACATAGGTAAAAACATGGCATCTTATTGTAGCGTAATAGAAGCTGAACTAAAAAAAGACGGAATACATTACGTAATTTACCTAACCGACCAAGACAACCTAATGTGCGTAGAATTTATAACCGAAGACGACTTTTTAGACCACTTTAAAAACACGAACAATGGCAGGAAGGCCTAGACACTTAAAAGAACCAGAAGAACTCTACACCCTATTCGAAAACTACGTAATAGAAACAAAGAGCCGAACCCGTAAAGTCCCAAAGGCTACGAATAAAGGCGTATTGTACGAAGAACACGTGCCACCCCTTACAATTGACGGGTTTAAGACGTATTGCAATAAGCAAGGCGCGGACATTAACCGCTATTGGTATGGTATCGGGGAAGGGTTCGACGCATTTGTAACCATCGTTACGCGTATTAAAGAGGAAATACGAAACGACCAAGTCGAGGGGGCGCTCGTTGGGCAATATCAACAAAATATCGTTGCCAGGTTAAACGCGCTCACCGAAAAGACGGACGTAACCTCGAACGGCGAAAACATAAACGAAATTAAGATAAGCATAATTAGACCCGACACTAAGGAAATAGAGTAACATGATAAAAGTAAAATTTAAGGTAGTACACTACGACGCGTTTCTTTTTGGACGTAAAAGCTATTTTGAAGTCGTCGACCCAAGCGTGGTAGTAGTTGACCGCACAATTATAGTTAAGAGACATAGCGGCGAAATAGTAGCCGTATTGCCAGACCTAGACCGATTAATTTTTGTAAGTGCTAAAGCAATAGAATAGAATGGACTTACAAAGTACAATTGTATTTGAAAAGAATTACGACGCGCTTTATAATAACGAGGCGCGTTTTATCATTAACGAGGGTGGCAGCCGTTCAAGTAAGACGTATTCGCTTTGTCAATTGATCCTAGTCTATTGCCTACAAAACAAAGGCGTCGTCGTTTCTATTATTCGTAAGACGTTCCCAGCTTTAAGGGCAACAGCAATGCGCGACTTTTTCGAGGTGCTTAAAGAGTCGGGAATTTACGACAAGGCTAGCCATAACATGTCCGAACATATTTACACGTTCCCTAACGGCTCAATGGTCGAGTTCTTTTCAGTCGATGACGAGCAAAAAATAAGGGGTCGCAAGCGCAACCTAGCGTGGTGTAACGAGGCGAACGAGTTATTCTACGACGACTTCACGCAACTAAACATGCGTACCGAGTCGAAGCTAATCTTTGACTACAATCCGTCGGACTCAACAAGCTGGCTTTACGACCTACCAAAAGACGAAAGCGTACTAATCAAATCGACGTACCGCGATAACCCGTTTTTACCCGACAGCATCAAACGACAAATTGAAGACCTTAAAAGAACCGACGAGGCCCTTTACCAAATTTACGCACTAGGCGAAAAGGCTATAAGCAAAAGTAACATTTACTCAAACTGGACTTTCTTACCTCACCGACCCGCACGATTTACTCAGTACGTTTACGGGTGTGACTTTGGTTATAATCACCCGACGGCGTTAGTTCGCGTCTATTGGCATGAGAAAGATATTTTCATTGAACCAGTCATTTACGAGAGCTACCTTACCACCTCGAACCTAATAGACCGCTTAGCTGACCTAAACATAGAAAAGGAGACCGAAATAATAGCCGACTACGCCCGCCCCGAAATTATAGCCGAAATGAACAACGCGGGTTACAATGTTCTAAATGCGAACAAGTCCGTTAAGAAAGGCATTGATAACATTAAAACGTTCGGCGTGTTTTGTCTTGAAAACGAACACTTAAAAAAGGAATACCAGAATTACAAATGGAAAAAGGTAGGCGACCAAATCCTAGACGAACCCGTGAAGCTATACGACGACGCAATGGACGCGACACGTTACGCGACGACCTACATTAAAGAACAATACTTTACCGACGACGCCTACTTTGCTTTCTAATTAAAGACGGGCGCAAATTAATATAGTTATGGCACAATCAATAATAGCACAACCCCAAAGCTTTACACCCGCTTACAACCCCGTAAAGTTTTTAGTCGACTCGACTAACAAGAACCTCGACGGCTTCAAGTACATTTTCGACGTATACAACGGCGCTACCCTAATCGGACGCTTCAAAGTATTACCTACCTACGGAACGGGTTACGGCGAACTTGACCTTTCGAAGTTCCTTAGTTCTTACGTGAGTTGGGATTTCCAACCTACCATAACGACGGACTACGACGCGGTAAATAGCTACTATCCTTTCACGTTAAAGACGGGCGAAGAATACCTAGCGCAGTTCAATTACACCTCAGCCCTTACAAACTCTGGCGGCTTTGTTCGCGTGAACGTTACAAACACGTTTGCAATAGGCGACCAAATAAACATAGCGCAAGCGGACGGAGGTACGGCTAACCCGTTACTCGAAGGCTTACATTCGGTTACCAACTCTAGCGCTACATGGTTTGAAGTTAACGTGGCGTGGTCTAGCGTTACCGATGCAAACATAGACGGCTCGGTTACCTACGCGGACAACCGCAAAGTAGTAACGTACGACATAACTACTTTCTCGACTAAGAACGTTTTTAACGGGGCTAGACGCTTTATTGAGTTCCCTACGTACGACCAAGACACGTACAACCCTAACGGCATTACCAAGCTTTGGCTTACAAACCAACCTCAAACGGAATTTAGCGCAACCATAGGTCAGGACCTTTGGCTTAACATTCGAGGCCGAATAGGTAAGAAAATAGTCTTTGAAAACTCGAACGGAGACATTCTTTATAAATTCCTTACAAACAACACAACTATTGAAGGCGTAGCAGTAGGCCCTAACAACGCGGGAATACTTACGGCGGGCGTTGGTACGTTACCGCTAATCAAACCCGACACAACCTATTACGACTTTTGGTACGACGACTCTGGGCAAAGTTCCGTAAAGTACCGCGTGAATTTAGACCGACGCGTTCAAATTAACGAATACCACCTTTGCTTCCTTGATCGCATGGGTTCATGGTCTAGCTTTGCGTTTCAGCTTAAGTCCTACGAACGTGGCGAAGTACAACGCGACGAATACAATAAAGACGTACAAGGCTACGTAAGCGGTGGCGAATGGAATTACAATTACGAAGAGTTTGGCTTTAGTACGTTCAACATAAACGTCGTAAAGACGCTAGAATTAAATAGCAACTGGATGACTGAAAACATGGCTACTTATTTCGAAGAGTTGGTAACTAGCCCGCAAGTATTCTTTAAGCTTGTCACGTACCTAACAACCGAAGACGGCGTGCCAGTAATAGACGAAAACGGATGCCCCGTGCGCGTACCTGAGTCAACAAATTACCTACCCGTAATTGTAACAAACAACTCTTACGAAGTCTTCAAGCAACGTAACAAGAACCTAATCAAACAAAGCCTAGTTGTTAAGCTAGCAAATAACGACGCAATCAATGGTTAAAATAATTCTAGACACGGGCGTTCTAGACGTGCGCCAAGACGTTAGCTTTCCGCTTACCTTTTCCGTTGGTGAAATTAGAGACATAACCAAACGAACGGGGACATTCTCAAAGACTATTGTCTTAGCGGGAACGGACAACAATAACCAGCTTCTTAATCATTACTACGACGTAAACATCGACGCGGGTACGTTTGACGTTTCGCAGTTGACGTATTGCCAAGTTACGCAGAACGACGTGGTAATTATGGAAAACGCCGTCTTACAATTGATTTCCGTAAACAAGTCCCAACTTACGGACGCGCACGAACAAATAGTTAACTACGAAGTGTTAATCAAAGACACAAAGGCGGAACTATTCACGGCCATAACAAACGCCGAACTTACCGACCTAGACTTTAGCGACCTCAACCATTTTAGCAACTCTACGTCGATTATTGCAAGCTTCGGCTTTACGCAAGCCAACGGCTATAAATACGTCTTACCTTACGACACGGACGCCCTTTATAACGTGCGACAAATTAAGCCTGCTATTTACGCGAAGACTTATTTTGACCGCATCTTTGCCAACGCAGGTTTTACCTACACGTGGACGGACTTACAAAACGCTAGGTTCGATAA